CCACGGCTAAACCCACCCCGACGACTGCGCCTGCGAGAGGAAGGGCGACACCCATCATGGACCCAAGGCCACCTGCGGCTCCGGCTGCCTTCGTACCGATATCAGCCGTAGCGCCACCAGCGGACAATAACGGCGTGGTCAGGCCACCCGCCGCATTGCTGATGCCGGACATTCCTTTTGAAAACTTGCCGAGGAACCCGATCCCGCCCGCGATTCCCTTGCCGATGCCGCCGATGGCCGTGCCGATGCCGGAGACCATCCTTACCACCCGTCCGCCTACCGACATCATCGGGCCGGCCACCAGGGCGAGCCCTCCGAGCGCCAGGAGTCCTGCTTTTACGGGGCCCGGGAGTTTGGTGAAGACGTCCACGATGCCCTTGATCGCGCCGATGCCCTTCGTGATATAAGGCATGGCGGACTTGAACGCATCGATGAGTGACTTCCCCAGGGGCTCAACCGCAATGGCGAGCTGGTTCTTCATCAAGTTGAACTTGTCTTTGAGGGTGAGGGTCTTCTCGGCCATCTTGTCGATGGACGCGGGGGATTTCTCCAGAGCGGCCACAAGAGCATCGACCTCGAACCTGCCTGTCCGAATCGCCTCTGCCAACGCGGGACCAGCTCGAGCGCCGAACGCGTTGACGGCAATGCCTGTAGCCTCTGAAGCAGACCCGGCGTTCTTGATCTGGGTGGTGATGTCGCGGAAGGTGTTTACCGGGTCCTTGCCCGCCTTGGCGAACTTGCCGAGGCCGGTCTTCAGGCCCATCATAACCTGGTTGGTGTTAATGCCGGCTTTCTCCAGAAGCCCGACCATTGAGGCCGACTGTTCAAACGAGAACCCGAAGCCTCTGAGGACAGGTCCGGCTTTGGTCATGCCGTCCGTGACCGTATTCAAGCCGACGCCTGTTTTGGTCACCACGCCATATAGGAAATCGAGGGATTTCGCCTGGTCTCCCGAAGCCACGCCCCAGTTGGTGAACGCCTTCGTGATGAGGTCGACGTTCTGGGTGGCGTCTGTACCGGTTATCCGGGAGAGGTTGAGGATCTTCTCGGCCATCCCGGACAATGCGGTCCCGGTTTCCCCGGTGCGGATCTTCAACATCGAGATGACGTCGGCGACAGTTCCCGCGCCCTGGGGGACTTTGCCCAAAGCTGTCCTGTAGGACTTGCCGAGGTTGTCGAGCGCGAGGCCAGTCTCCCCCGTCTTCTGGGAGATGATCCGCATGCCCTTGCCGACTTCCATCGCACCGGCTACCGCAAGGCCGCCGATAGCCATGAGTGGCAGGGTCAACCCTTTGGTGAGCTTACCGCCCAGGGCCACCATCTTGCCGGAGGTCGCCGCCAGTTTCCCTTCAGCCGCGGCAAGTCCTCCGACGAACTTGGAGGTGTCTGAGGTTATCCTAACTATGAGGGTTGCTATGGGATTTGCCACGTCTCGCCTCTCGCTTTTTCCTGTCTCGCAGCGCCTGGTACATCTTGAGGTATGTGATCAGGTGCCGGCCGTCCGGGCCTTCGGTGGGCGCTGCCGTCTCCTGCAACGATGGGAAGTAAGTGGAGGGTGCCTTCCCGGTGAGGGCCGCAACTACCAGCCCAAAGCGATAGTCCTGCATTCTCTCGCACTCTCGGTGGCGCGTCTCCAATGCGTTGAACTCCGGGATGGATAGGGTCCAGAACTCCTCGTCGGTCAGGCCGAGGTCGTAGCGTCCGTAGGCCCAGCGCTGGAGCCACTCTCTTCTAAAGGGGTCTCTTCCCCGGTGATGGCCTTGAGGACCGAGTCAAAGATCTCATCGGCATTGTCGTTGTCGACCATCCGCGCCACGTCATCAACGGTCAGCTGGGGATCCTCCCAGACCAGGAGCGACCAGACACGATTCGCGAGGTCGAGGGCGTTGTCCCATTCGATGTCTGAGATCTTCTTGCCCGCAACCTCGACGAACCGCTTCTGAGCGTACAGCCCGTCCATCATGGTACGGGTCCGATCCAGCTTGACGGTCACCTTCATTGCCATGCTGGTGACCTCCTAAACTGTCATCTCAACGTCGCCGGAGATCTTGATAGTGATCTTCGCGGTGATGGCATCCGCCACCGGGTGGCCGATCTCCAGGGCCGTCACGAACGCCGCGAACTCGTAGTCGATGCCATCCGGATCGGTGACCTTCCAGTTGCGGGTGTCGCCCGTGGCCTTCAGGTCGAATAGGTCCTGGTGGGTGGTCTCGACCGCCGGGTCCCAGAGGACCTCGAACCCCACTTCGCCGGTCTCGAACAGCCCGGAGATGTACTCCTTGGTCCTGTCCGGCGAGTCGTGGGTGGTGACGTCCACCTGGTCCGCTTCGCCCGTTGGGAGATCGAAGTCCTTCAGCGCCGCAATAGAGTCAAACGCTTCGGGACTCGCCCCGTCTCCCAGCAGCAATTCAGTTCCGTATCCGAGTCTCTTCGCCATGATTCCTCCTAGCTTGTGTAGACTGTCTCTTCGCGGCACCAGACCCTGACGTCGATGTAGACCGAGTACACACCGGATTCAGGCGTGTAGGAATCGATCTCGTTCTCGACGAAGATGCCGAGGATGTCCGTGCCTTTGTATCCATCCAGCCCGATCCGCATCTCCTCGGCAGCTTCTTTGCATTCGTCAAAAGTCTCCGCGAGAACCGATATCTGGTACCTGGGCCATGCGAGACCCGAGGGACCGTCGTGTGTTGTGTAGCGACCTGACGTGACCTTCTGGTAGGTCACCGCCGGGTAAGTAGGGTTATCCGGCAGGTGTAACGCCCAGACCTCTTCACAGAGCGTCAGGAGCAGCGTGGTGAGTTCTTCCTCTATCACAGCAGTTTCAACCCCTGCATCTGTACCTGGAACTCATTTGTCGCAGCGTCCTTCACCCGGGGATCCTCGAGAGCAGGTCTCAGGAACGGCTGCGCCGCGACAGATCCAACCGACTTGCCGGACTTGTGGAACCGCTCGCCCGTCCCGAACTCCATAAATCTCATGTAGAACGCATCCCGGGATGGGCCCACGTTGCGCTCGGAGCCTTCTCCACTGGCCGTTATGCTTGCGGCGCCCTCACCCGTGCGGGTCGGGGCCTTCTCTTTCGCGATCTCCGCCGCCGTGTCCGCTGCTACGTCCAGGATGTTCTGGATCACGACCGTCTGCACGGCCGTCCCGAGCGTGCGGAACTTGGCCAATAAAGCCTTGTCGCCTATCACGTCGATGCGGGTCATGTGACCTCCCGGCAAATTAGAGTCATCGAGCGGTCCCTCTCGCCGTCGTTGATGATGGACTCGATGTACAGGTAGCGCTCCTCCGACCCACCGGGTGAGAACCAGGCGTGAGAACAGTCGATCCTCCAGGATACCTTCAGCCCCGCAAGGAACCGGATCTTGACCGTGTGGGTGACATCCGCGTTGACCTGCTTCGCCGAGAAGTACTCCCTGCCGACGAACGGTTCAATGTCGGCCCATACCGTGGCCTCGTCGGTCCAGGTGATTTCCTGCCCGGAGATCTCGCTCGGCATCACAGTCGGCGACTGGAACGTGATTTGATGTCGAAGCAGTCCGGCCCTCACTGGAACAACCCCTTGCGACTGATGGCGCGTTCACGCTCGTCCAGCACTTCCCTCTCGGGCACCGGGATCAGCGTCCCATCGTCGATGAGATTCTTCGGGATGGGACCTCCGGTGAAGTCCACCATCTCCCCGCGCTCGTATGTCTTGCCGAGGATCCTGAGCGGGATGGCGACCTCGTAGAGTCTCCTGGTCATACGAACTCCCATGTCCTGTACGGGTTAAGAAGAGCCTGGACCGCGAATGGAAGGTTGGACTGGATCGTCCCGATGATTACCGGTTCCCGGTTCTCATACCAATGACCCACCAGCAACATGATCGCCTGGCGTATGGCCTCGGGCACGTCCGTCCCGTCATCGCCGTAGCCACAGGTCCACTCGATGCGTATGCCTTCTACAGGCTCCAGAGTGCAGGACGGCCAGGACTCGTCGTAGTTCAAGACAGCGCGGTTCCGGAACAGGTCCGCGGTGTAGTCGGCGAAGTCTGCGGTCGTCTCGTTGGCCTCTGTGTACTCGAAGTCATCGATGGTCTGCAACGGCGCCTTCGGTATCTGGATGTAGCCCTCACGGGGGAACTCCGAGTAGGTCTCTTCCCACACTTGAGTGATCAGAGCTCGTCCGGTGTAGTTCTCGGCGTAGTCCACCGCGGTGTCGATCAGCGCCTGGATCGTCAGGTCCTCGTC